TATTATTCTTAAGATTTCTGACATTAAAGCTTCATATTCCGCAATCTTTCTTTTTATCAATCTACCAATATAATGATTGTTCAGCCAGAAATCCAAATCAAAATATTTTTCAAACTGGCTCAAATATTCAATCAAAGAATTTATAAGTCTATCAATAAAAGAATTTAATAATGATGTCATAGATAACCGGCAAGCAAGATATTCAAATAATTCAAAATTACTATTAAATTGGACATTCTGAAATCCAAATGTTTTTAGTGTGTCTTCTGATACAAGCGACGAACCAAAAATAGCATCGGATAACGACTTTGGAAGAATATTATACTCAACTAATTTGTTTATTGCTGGCGTACAGGCATATAACAATGAGCAAAACGATTGTCTTGCTTTTGTTCCATCAATATTTCTAAGTTTCAAATATGATTTAATCATGTCCATAATTTCTTTAGCATGGTCAACCAAAGAATTTAGAATGATGTTTTTTAGTTTTTGAAGCAATTGTCTTATCTGGTCTAATACTCTTTTAGGAATATCCGCAAGATTTTCAATCAATGTAACTAAAGACATCCAAGTGTCTCTTAATAAATTACATACATTTTGTTCAGCAGTAGCCATATTATTATTTAGAACTATAAGGCAATCTTGGTATTTGTTTGAACCAAAGCATTTGCCGTTGCTATTTCGGTTTCCATTTGAGCAACATTAGCCGCAAACCCAAGAGATGTTAATACTGTAGCAACTGTCGTATGTAAAATAGAAACTTCATTCGCTAATTTAATAAGAGCAGCATGAACATTATTATCTGTAGATATATTAACATTCACACAATCTGTTGCGCTCAAGTTTACATTAATAGCCGAATCAAAAGAACCCGAAAATCCATCCCGCAATTGTTTTAGAATAGCTTTTGAAATTCCATCAGCAAGAACTTCAAGAGCTACAGCCGCATTTTCAACAGAAGCACCATTTTTATATTGAAGAATGTTTCCTTCAACTGTTGGATCCACTGCTTTAGAACCTGGGGCAAGAAATTCTGAATAAAGTCCAGAAGCAACCAGATTTTTAATAATGTCTTCATATACAGGATTCTTAGCATTATACCGACTAACTACCGAATCTAAGTTTACCATCATTCCTCCGAACTTATCAATCCATCAGACATTCCTATCAAATCATAATAGGCGGTCTTTCCAGTTGGGTCTAGATTTGCTTGTATATCCGCTGCGGGCTTCTTAGAATTCCAAATCAAACTCTTTCCTTGAGGAGATGTTGGTTCAAGATTGGTTCCAAATACAGGGCTTGTTATATTTGACCCATATGTTTGTTCAGCTTCAACAATCAAAGCATCATATTTCTTATTTACTGAATCTACAGCGGAGTTAATTTCTTCAGCTTTTTTCTTTGCTGTGAATGCTATTGCCGCAGGACCAGATAACATTAACTTAGTTTTCTCAGTCACAGAATCATACTTCTTTATAATATCATTCGTATCATCGGCTATTTCTTTTGTTCTTGAAATATTAAGAGACGCGATAGTTTTTGCTAGAAGTGTCTTTTCTTTTGTAGTGTCCCTGAATACAGCAGCGCCAGTAACATGTCTTCCTTGGTGTGGTTGCCCTGTCATTGGATCGAACATAATACAATTGAATGGACCTCCTAAAAGACTCTGTTCAACTGCCATAAATGGAACTCCTAAATCGCTACCAACAGACATATCAAATTTAGATGTTTGGGCAGTGTCTTCAGTATCAATTGTTCCGCTGGTATTATAAACTGTTGCTGGGCCTGTCGCAATATCAAAGTTAATATTGTTTGAAAGGATATTACAGTTTATTGATTCGATTGAGCACGATTCTTTCGCAGTTATTTTTGTCGCCCCACCTGTAGTAATATCGCAGTCTCCGTTTGCCTGTATTGTGGTGTTTTGTAATGTTTTAATATGTGTCGAACCATTATTCGTAATATTCATGTCTCCAAAACCAGAGATATTGAAATTGTTTGTGAAGATGTTGATGTTTCCAAATTGATTCGAAATGTTGAAATTGCCTCTGAGATTCAAATTAACTGAGCCAACATCTGTAGAATCATTAGAAACTTCAATATTACCATTCTGAAAGACTTTGACAAAAACTCCCATATGAGTTCTGAATGTCGCCTCTCCTTTGGCTCTATTGAATTTATAATAATCTCCCTGTTCAGTTTCCCAAAAAATCATGCTGTTTGGATAGTCTTCTGTTTTGTCCGCCTGAAATGATTGATTCTGAAGGTCCATCGTCTTTGAATAATATCGTGGTTGGTAAATATCATTATCGTCGTAATAAACATTAACCACTGTGCCAATTTCAGGAACTATGAATGAACCTTTCTTAGTACCGGAAAAATAGAAATCTGGAAGAGCCCAAGGAAGAAGCTCTGTTTCAATTCCATCATAAAGACCCATGACACGGATTCGACAACGACCATTTTGTTCTGGGTCATTGTTATCTTCTACTACGCCATTATACCGGCCATCATAAATGTTCTCTTCTTTGAAATCAACAAACTCTCTAATCTGTTGAATTAAAGGTTTCGCCATTTGTTGTTTCATAGATTTCCCTTCTCCAACATAACCTTACTTATCTTCGGGTCTTCAACAATATTATAACCATTCCTAGCAAGAATCAAAATCATTGTGTAAATACCGCCTTGCTGAATGTTGTGATATATTCCGGCAACCAAATATTCTCCAGAGTGAGCAGCATCAATCGAAACTTCTCCAGAATCAGAATCTTCCATTTTCAAAAACTGAACATCAATCTTATCCATCAAATCAATCTTGTTGTTTGGAGATATTGTGATTGTTGTGAAATTTGAAAAGAACGTTCTAGACAAATAACTGTTCTGATTGTATGCTAAAATATATTTACCATGAACATTTGAATTTTGCATGTTGTAATTAATACTATCATAATTTAGATTGTGTCCTTTTTTCTTATTAATGTATTTCGTCAAAGGAGCATAATCAAAATTTATCACATGGTCATAAAAATTCGTACCATCAAAATAAGTGAAATCGTAACCATATCCACCCGTTCTGTTTTCAATCGGCATATTATCATTAAATGTATAATTGGTTCTGAAAAACAAAACATTCTTGTTCTTTGTGTCAATTCTCAAATCCTTCAAAACCTTATCATAATCTCCAGAATCAAGAGACATTAAATCATTATTAATCGCGATATATTTTGAAGATTTCGCAGCCTTCGTCTTTAATGTTGAAAATGTAAAAACGTTCTTTGAATTACAATAAATCAATGCCATGTCTTCGTCTTGATAATATGAACGACGAATTATATTTTTCACGAAGTTCGAATTATTGATTGAAATCTGAAACCATGTCTGAGAATCATTTGACTTCACTTCTTCTACATAAGTTATATCTTTTTCTTCGGAGATAATTTGACCAATAACTTCATTAGATGGACCAACAAAAGCTCTCTGAGCAACTGGACCAAAAAGGTTCTCGGTTTTTGTAATACCAACAAGCTCAACGAAATAAATTGTGTTTCCTGGAGAATTTTTCTTTTCAACTTTAGAACCAAGGACATCAAATGACATCTCTAATGGTTTTTCATCATTGTCTTTTGCTAGAATTACTTTGACAACGGAACCATCAACAATTGGGGATTGTTCAACACAAAAACCATTGTCAAAGAAAAACAAATCCAATTCACACGCAGTATCTTGAACAAACTCTCTGATAGAAAGTGATTGAATGCTCTTGTTAGGAAGTTCGTGGTCGTCTATGAAAACTCGAGTAAAATACTGAGCGCCATCTAAGTTAGTATTGTCTGATGCCATCTTAAATATATTTAGTTATAGTTCTTTGAGAATGCTATGAAATCATCAATATCTTGTTTCGCCGGGATGTTTATATATTCTAGAAGTGTTATCGCCTCTGGGTATTTCTCTTCCTGTTCATCTTCAATAGCAACATCATTCCAAATATCTTCAATTGATGGGTTGCATTTGAGAATAATCCACCAATAATCAGAGGTTCCATAAAATTTCAAAGATATAAGGTCAGGTCGCATGTAATCATTATATTGAAGACGATACTTGGTGAAATCGTATTTGAAAGTATAGTCATTAAACGCTACATTTATCAAATCACGTTCAGCAATGCCATCAACCATGTTTGTTTTGAAAAAGTTTGAACGGGAAGTTTTCATTTTTTGACCTCTGGTTTATATCCCCATCCTTCCTCAGCGGATTTTATAATAGTTTTTATAGGTCTTTCATCAAGAGCCGTTTTCACAATAACTCGGGCCATACCACTTTGTTCAAACCCTGTTCCAAACCTCTTAATATTTTCATCGGTAGTATCTGACATAGCTAGCATCGAATAAAGGCTTTCAAGGGAAATGTTAAAATCGGCGTATAATGGATATGATTGTTTTAATTTTTCACTATACACAAATTCTTTTGAATAAGTAAATTCAACATTTGTTAAAACCATGTCAGTTTTTGAAAAATACGAACCAATTTTAACATTTAGATGAGGCGGCTTTCTTGTAGTTCCAATCTTCATAATAGCATCCATAGCTGCGGCAATTGTTGTACCAACATTTAATGAAGTGGCTGCTACTGCGACTTCGGCGGCAGCATCTACCGTTTTACCAAAAAGATCCGACCCTACAGCGATAACAGATGTATTAAGTACTGGGTTATCTCCAGCTATCATCGGCAAGCAACATGCTATTAACAAATCGCATTTTTTAGTTATTGTTGGGTCATCGTATATTCTAAATTTCAAGTCTAATTTAGAATAAGCATTTCCTGGTTCAAACATTTTCTTTGAGAAAAACCCGGAATGATAAGAAGCATCAGAATTTATAAGGTCTTTTCCATATCTCGCAAACCCATCTAATGATGGAATATCTTTAATTTTATTATATTGTGCAGCAACTGAATAGCTAAATTGGTCTTTCATAAAACCAATAAGTGTGTATATTGATTTCGCATTTGGCACATTAGCATTGGGTATAATATCAATTGTTATTTTATGTTCTTGAGCAGCGGGTAACTGTGCCGGATCGACCAAATCACCTTTACCATCAGAACCATGATTTTTATAAATGCTCCATTCAGCCATTTACTTCTCCAAATTCAGAAAGAACAACATTCGCTAAAGCTGGCATGAAAGTATTTATCCAGAACGAAGCATCCGAATAAATATCATATTCAGAAATCATTTGAGGAATATTTATTTCCATTTTTCCAGATTTTGCTAAAGACCTAATTTTATTCGCGGGGGATTGTGGTATAATCATTTCCCCTTGGTGTATAAATGCTTCTTGGTCCGAATCTAATTTCCAAGAACCAACATCAAATGAATTTATAATTTCTTTTCCTGGAACGTATCCTTCTTTTTTCTGGAAAGCATCTATAATTTTCTGACGAGTAGTTTCGTCAAATGAAGATAATATACCATCTCGACCAGCAACCGCTATAACAGATTTCGCATAAGCAACCGGATCATTTTTATCCGCTGCCGGAGCATATCTTTGAAGTGCTTTAGATATTGTTAAGTTTTTATAACTATCTAGCTCAAACAATTGCTTATATAGAGCATTTCTTCCCGATTCGTAAGATTCGAAAACTAAAAACTCGCCATTCATAGTATCAATAGAACCAACTACTCCGGGCCATTGCAATGACCATTTATTAGGACGAATATTTCCTGGATTGTTTGCTCTCCAATTTATATTACCAATTCTTTTAACCGTGCTACCATCATTTCTTTTTAATGTTAATTCTCGTCCATTCGAAGAAACTATTTCAGATATATTTGTTTTTATCCCTATAGATGACATGATTGCTTGTTGCGGAGTTACATTTTGAAAATTATCACCGATAGATGACATTGTTTTAGTTTTTTGTTCAGAAATATTCTCTTGTTGATTTGAAACATTATCCGAAGGTGCTGGTGTTGGAGATTTTGTACTAGAGCCAGATTTCAAAAAATTCTTAATTGACAACATACTATCATCAATAAGCTTAAACGAATTGTCTATCTTTTCAATTGATTTTTTGCTATCTTTTTTAATCTTTGTTTTTAGATTTAATATTTCTTCATTTTTCTTAGAAGGAACATATGTCTCAGCACGATGCTCTCCAACAAGGTACGTTTTATTTTTTACAACAGAACCGCCTTGCTTTCTTGTTGATAATGGAAGAAGACCAACGTTCGGAACATTCATGAACAATTGTCCGTTCTTCATCACAATATCTCTAACACCTTGTTTCGTAGAGATTTGATATGTTTGAATTCCTGGCTTCTTTGGATCGGTTGTTGGAATTATTGAATTTCTATCTTTCATTGCGGATAGATTTTTCCCAGTCCCACTATCTTTCGCAGGAATCCAATCAGTCCCATTATTATATTCCCAATAAATGTTTGATGGATTTTTGAAATTTGGCCGGAGTTCTACAAATTCTCCCTTGGCTTGTTCAACCGAAATTGTCTTTTTAGCAATCGCAGTTTTGTTTCGAGCATCTCCAATGAATCCAGAAGTCCGACCATTTTTTGAAGCCATTGTGTTAGAAACAAGTCCCATACCCGTTCCAACAGCCATAGCCGCGATATCAAGAGGAGGCGGCAAAAATGCTCCAATAATGTTTATAATATTTCCAAAAGCACCCATTAAAGAAGAAGATATCACTCCTGACGCGGCTTGATAATCACCAGCTTGAGTATATTTGTTATAATCCGATATTCCTGATTTGATGGTCTTAAACAAATCGTAAACTGAGAAAACGGCTCCAATGACAGGAATTGCTTTTTTTCCAGCTTTTTGTATCGTTCTTATTCCAGTCTTACCAAATATCTTAAGTCCTGCCCTCATCATAGATGCTTTAGGGAACAATTTTCCGAAGATTTTTGAAAACAATGAACCACCAAGAAGCCCTGAAACGATTCCTGAAATGTTTCCAAAACCGCCACCTTCGGATTCCTTTTCCGCTTCACCTGACCCCATCCCTGGACGATTTGACAGATTCTTATCAATTCGTCTGAGTATAGTAATCTTGTCCATCATTAAAGGATTTGGTTCTGTTGTATCATAATTCTGTAATGATTGAGATGTCTTAGCTACTGGTCCAATTCCTGAAATTTTAATAACAACATTTTTCATTTCGACTTTGGACATTTTAATATTAGACAAAACGAATTTCTTGTTATTGAATTTTGTTTCTGTTAATTTTTCAGTCTTTGTCTTTTCAGGAGTTATTAGCTTTTTTACAGAAGATACAAGTTCTCTCTGATAGTTTCTAAATTTTGTGACTTCTTTTGTAACATTCTTTTTTTCATCTTTATTACTATCTTGAAGAAATCCTTTTAGAATTCTATTAAGTTGTTCAAATTCATTTATGTGCCTATCAAGAATTCTACTCGTTTTCTCAGCTTCTCTAACAGTATTTTCGTTAGATATTTGAAGCTTTGAATATTCTGAATTGAAAAAAGAACGAATATCCATCAAGCAGCCCCGAATACATTGCCAATAGTATACTCTTTAATTCTCTCATTTGTTTTCTTTGTCTTTATCATACTGGCGAATTTTGGCACGAACTCTTCCATCCAGAATTCTTTAGGCAATTGAGAATTTGAAACAACTTCAGGAGTTCTTGGAATGCTTACTTGTGAGTTTTGAAGTTTCGCAGCAGTTCTAACAAGTTCTGCTTGCGCTGCTGGAATTATCATCTCATCTTTGTGAACCTTCGAAGGCCCATCAGAAGGAACTGAATATGAGCCAATTCTGTAACTTCTTGGAATATTTGATATTGATGGTTCGGATATTTGTGGCTGTGGAACCTTCGAGGTTTCTGGTGATTCCGATGCAGTCATATTAAAAACATTCCCCAATCCTAAAACATTTGTTACTTTGTTAACATTCTCTTTTCCGAAATTAAAAACATTTGTAACAGCCGTTGCAGCCGCTTCTTTTGTTTTATCAATAACATCTCCAACCTTATCAGCAGCTTTCCCTAGTAATTTCCGAACCATGTCAAGAATGTTGGATGGCTTGATAAAATCGAAAACTGTTTTAACCTTATCTACAAAGTAATCAAATACCTTGTTAGATGATTTTGAATAGTCTTTGAACAATTCTAAAATGCTTGTTGTTGTATTGTCATCTCGCTGAGAACGTAATTGATTGTTTGGGACGATTTTTCCAGTTTCTCTTGGGGTGAACAATTCTGGGCCTTTTTCACCAACAATGTATGGCTTACCTGAATAAACCGAACCACCTTTTTCTCTCTGTTCAGCATTCAGTTCTTCAGGGTTTCCAATTTGGTCCAATGGCTTTGTGAACACTCCACCTTCATACATTTTCATCCCAGACCAAATAGCTCCAGCACCACCAATCACCAAGGCAGGAATCAGCATCTTTGGATTCTTCAGCAATTTCCCAGCCGAAGCAATCTTAGGTAAACTCTTTTGAATGGATTTAATCGGATTCAACAGATTTTTTAGTTTGGCAAATTTATTCAGGCCAAACATTCCAGCCATCAATCCTCCAACTTCACCAGCAGCACCCCCCGTAAACATTTTTATTAAATTCCCAAGACCTCCAAACAATGCGTCAAACAACCCTCCACCAGTCCCACCAGGAGTTCCGAGTTTGGTTTCGATGCTCTTCAATAACTTCAACTCTTCTAGCAAAATTGGGTCTTGTTCTGCCATGTCAAAATTCTCAAGAGACTGTGATTTCTTTTCAGTCCCAAGTCCAAGAATCTTCGGCAATGACTTCGAATTCATAATCAAATTTCCACGAACATTGATATTTGAATTCTCTATTGTGACAGGAGTTATAACATCCTTTGTCTTGGTTGCCTTTTTTTCAGGTTTGGTGATGTTTGTCTTTTTCAACAAATCCGTGGTCATCTTCAAAAGCTTGTCTACCGGATCGTTCTTCTTTTTCTCTTTCTTTTCTTTTATATTTTCAAACAAGTCAAACTGCTGAACGGTTGTCTGAATAACACGAGAAAGCTTCCTACTCTTTTCAGAAGCATTCTCTTGAGCATCATTTAATTTTTGAACAGAAGCCATTTGGGAGCTTGATAATTTGTTCATCGCTCCCATGACTTCATTCAACATGTTCGTAATGTCTGACGGATTTGTAGCCATATTATTATTTAGCGCCGCGCATGAAATCCATCAATCCAACATTCCCATTTCCAAGCGCAGCATTTCTCTTTTCTAACATATCATCTAACCGTTCTTTTAATGCCAACACTTCATAAAAATCTCTATTATTAATGTCGGGAATGTGTAGATAATATGCTAAAGAGAATTCTAAATCAATAATATCATCTTGACTTATACTTGGGAAGAAAGAAGTCTGATTGAAATCGTACCTCAATAAGAGATTCCTCCCCACAATCTTCATGCTGGCAATTGGTTGAAACTTCTGGAGAAACACCAATCTCGTTGTCAGAAATATAAGTCTCAAGATACGCATAGTCTTCAGGATTCAAAGACAATAGATAATCATAAACGTACTTTGTATTATACTCTGTACCATTTATAGATTTGACCATAGCCGCAACTGACAAAATATCTTCATCATATTCTACAGAAGTCTTATTCTTCAAAATCTGAGAAACCTTATTTTCATCCCGAACCTTTGGAAATGAAATTCTTAGAACATCATCGGTTGTCAGAAGCTTGAAATCATCATTCGCAACAAAATCGTCCTTAAGATATTCAACCCTAAGCTTGTCCATGGTGAAAAGATAATGATTTGACCGACCACAATGACGGCAGGTAAACTCAGTAGAATACCCTTCATTCTTATATGTGTTCGCTCTTAGCCAAAACAAAATGAATACCTTATCAGCAACATATAATTCCTGAATATCAATACCCTTAATTGTATTCTTGAGAATTTCATTGATGACAAACTGATAATTCGAATCTGTCATTGATGCTAAAAACCGAACTTCCTTAACTGTCAAAGGGCGACCATAAATCTGCGTACCTTCAGGATACAACCGATACTTTGTTGGAATCCCCTCAATCAAATAATAATTATCCTTCTTTGTGATAGGTTCTTGCGGTTCAACAAAATCCTTCACAATAGGACTTCTCTTCTTTTCAACTGCCATGTTTTACCTTTCGTTTATCGACCAGTTTGATTCACTGCGCCTTGATGCTCTACAAATATATAGTGGTCGGCGTTGAACGTTACATCATAAAATATTTGCTTACCATCCTCATAAGAAAACGATGGAGTGGACGATTTCATATAAAAACAGTTCTTGAAATATGTCTTGTTAACATTCTTTCCATCTGGTCTATATGTGCTCACAACAATATTCGGAATCACCGTTTCGCTATAAGGTTTCAAATATCCATCACTTCTAATATTACGACGGACGAGCTTATGAATCATGTTCTTCACCCGTCCTTCGTCATCTTCCTCAAACTTTATTGTGAATTCAAACCCATCATGGTCAAGAACCGGGAATTTCTTGAAGAATGGACCATAATTCATTTCTTCTCTCTTAAATCCATAATTAGGAAGCTCAACTGAAATAGCGTGAAAAGCATCCATGTCACTAAAAACTCCAGTTCTATCAGTTTTGGCTAATCCAGTATCAAGCCCAGATTCGTCAAAATAAACCATGAAATTATAAGAACGTTGGATTGATTTTCGTTCGAAGAAGTTGGCGGTCCTCGTTGTCAAGGATCCGCCGTCGCTCAAAAAAAGATTATCATCAGCACTTCCCATTTACTTAGCTCGCATTCTCCGAAACATTGAGTGTGAGCTTTTGACCAGCTTCACCAATTGCCGGATTCTTGCTTGTTTCGCCAAGAAGCCAGAAGTCAAATTGGAATGTAGCATTATATTTTACAGATTCGCTTGTAGTGTAATCAAGAGAAACAGAATCAACATTCTGTAGCCAGCAATTGTAGAAGTATACAGAATTTTTGAACGGCTCTCCATTATAACGAATTGGAGTTACTTTAATCATGTCCACGTAAGCATCTGTCAACGCCGCGCCACGTTTCTTTGAAGAATTGGAGTGCCCCTTGGTGATGTCAAAAATCATCTGTGCCCAATTGTAAAGGAAAATTCCAACACCCTGAGATTCCGTTTCCTCAAAAGTTATCTGAGTGGTGTTCTCAAATGTTGGCTTTCCTGGGAAGAACTGTTTCATAGCACCGAAGTTTGATTCGATGGCATCAGTTCCGCGAGATGGTAGGGAACAAGTCCGTGCCCGAAGAGTAATATCTTCATTTTCCCAATTAGTTCCAAGAGCGGTACCTTCCATTCCTGGAATCCGCTTACTTGTGAAATTCACAATCTCAACTTCAAATAAGAATGAACGCTGAATATCCGCGAAATTCTTAATCTTCCGTCCTTCTATATACATTTGTCCTTTGTCTGCCATTTTTTACTCCTTATTCAGCCACCGATACAGAGTCGGCAGTGATAACAACCTTCAAATTAATATATTCAATCGCGTATGTTGGTTGAATATAAAGATCGACATTCAAGATATTCTGAGCGATTGTGGTAGCTGTGTTGTTAGTTCCATCACAAACAACCCGATAACTCTGAACACCTTCACCAGTCTTTACAGAAGCCATAAAAGTGTTAATCAAACTTGAAATGCGCTCTCTGGACTTGTCAGAATTTCCTTTGAACAAGAATCCAGCAAGAATATTCTCAACATTCCGCTCAACATACAATAGCATCCGACGAACATTTATTCTGTCTCTAGCAGTGTTCTTCAATTGAGCAGTCTTCTGACCCCAAATGTACTGAACGCCGCCGATCCGCTTGACAGAGTTGATGTTGTAGTTTTCGTACAAATCTCCCATGTCAGCATCAGAAAGAGCTAGATTTTGCTTCGCCGCAGGAACTCCACCAAAATCGATGCCCGCAGGAGTTTCCCAACGATTCGCAACTCTGTCAACACGAGCCATCGCTTCAACTGCGAAAACCGAGTTTGGAAGCCAGACACGAACAGAATTGTATGGGTCAAGAATCTGCTGCCAACCAACATACTTGCCCCAATAGGAAGGATTTGAAACCGTTCCTGAACCTGGGCCAGCAAAGTCAGCCGCAATCACTTGGGTCTTGTTCTTGTCAGAAATTTTTCCAACATTAGTCACTGCGAAAACGTCAAGCCTCTTTCCAACAACACCGTCAACAGTTGAAGCAAAACCTGTATCAACCAAGTTTGTTGAAGCATTTCCATTTACCGGAGTGACGCTGAACAAATCAATTGCTTCAGAAGACTTGTTTGAGAAAAATGCCCAACCAGCCTGATAACTCGCGGTTGAAACTGTTGCGAAATTAGTATCAACACCGCCCGCAAGCTGGAAATATGTTGAAGTATATCCGGGCATTACTGTGTTTGACCTAACATAAATGTAGTTAGAATTTCCATTAACAACTTCATCAACAAACATCGTGTTTCCAGAATTATCCAAAATAGCATAATCATTAGAAACATAGAAAGATTCATCAGGAGTGGCAGAAATTGAAGACCAAATGTTCGCAAATGTATCCGTAGGCTTCTTCACATAAACATTGAGCTTGAAAATTGAACGCCACTTAGCATTTGCCGCAGAAGTGTTGTCATCATACTTATATTTCCAATCAACCAATCCATTTGTGCCAGACTGAGATGGAGTGATAACCGAAATAGCAATATCATTTCCCCAAATACCTGGAGCAATAGCATGAACATCCAAAACAGATGTTGGGTTGGAAGAAAAATCACCAATATCATTTGCTGAATAACCATCAGGATAATTTGAAGTCACTCCTGAAGTCGCCGTAGCAGTGACAGGAAGTGAAACAGAACTAGCAGAAATGGTGCCTGACAATCCAACACCAGCGTAAACCTCTGTTCCATTTGTTAGACGGACGAAATAAACATTGTTGGATTCCTTCAATGCTTCACGAGCCGCATAAATGCCATAATCAATCGTCTGCGTCCCAGGAACTCCACCAGAAACTAGAGGAGCCCCAAATTTTGTGATTAAGTCCTGTTCAGACGAAACAAGAACTTTACTATTAACTATACCTTTTCTGGCAAGACCAACAGTAGCAACCACGGTAGTATTATCAACAATATTAACCTGTGAATTGTCTACTTCAGTGGTCACTATACCAGGAAGTCTATTTAATGCCATGTGTCATTTTCTCCTTATATCTAAAACTATTTATCATTTAGAAAAAATTACTTCCTGGATAAAAATTCCCATCATATCCCGAATTTCCAAATGGACTTTCATAGATAGACGAATCACCAAAACCATTCCCAACTATACTCCCATCAAGAATAGCAAATGACGAAAAATCAACACTTCCACCATCTTTCGAAGTAGCACCACTGTCATAATAATCCGTTTTCAAATAATACAATGCCCAAATTAATGAAGTCACACAATCATCATTTTCATTCTGCCCCTCAGCATGGTAAACATCCGGAGAAACTTCAACATACCGAGAAAGCTCATATATCGTCCGCTTGTCATGAATTTCTAACCAACCATTGTCAATATACTGCTTTAATAATAAATTACCCTCTAACTTTGATTTTCGGGTCGATCTAATTCCAAGCTTCCCTTTATCTATATTACACAATCCATCAAAATTATACTTGTTCCATAAATCACGACAAAGAACTTCACCAACGTCATTACTCTCAACCATCGCCTGACAATTGTTGTAATATTGTGAAATCCCCATTATAATATCCGGCATCAATTCAATCTTAGTATAGTTTGAACGATATACCGCTACCTGCTCAACATTGTTCTCAGAGTTAAGCTTCAATACCTGTATAACCGTGTAGTCCGAACCAGTTCCCTTACTCGGGTCAACACCAATCACATACTGACATTCCTCTTTCGGATGTTCGTAAATCTGAAAAGCACCCGAATACTTTGTAATGTCGTCCGGCTCTCTCGGTATAAGTGTTTCAAGCTTTTCAGGAAGAATCAACGTGTTTGAACTCCCAAGAAACTGACAATCAAACTCCTGAGCAAATTGCTGCTTCGAAGTGTTACGTATCATCGAATCCTTCCAAGCATCATCTCGATCTGGATGATAATACCACGGAATCTTCACAGCATAAAAATCAGACTCACCAAGAACCGCCTTTTTGTAAATGTTGTAAAAGTGATTCAATCCATTAGGTGTAGATACCATGATAATTTTCGAAGTCTTGCCTGATGAAATTGTCGGCATAACAGAAGCATAAAAATCCTCCCAAATGTGGTCATACACAAACGCGCATTCATCTAAAAAAAGCAAATTACATGACTCGCCCCTGGAGGAGTTTGATGATGTAGAAGCAGCAAATACACGAACACTATTTTCCAAAATTACTGAGTTTTTATTCCATTCTTTAACTCCTCTTTGAAGCCATAATGGAAGCATCGCATACGCCATTTGTATTCTTGATAAAATTCCTTTAGCAGTTTTTTCATTATTTGCTAAAATTGAAATATTATAGTCCTTCTTAAACAACATTTCATGAAGAATAAAAATTGTAGATACTGTAGTTTTTGACATTTGACGAGCTGACAGAACAACAACGTGCCGTTTATTATCGGGCGGGCTTGTCATAACTTTAAGTAATTTCTTCTGAAACTCCCAAAGCGGTATTTTGATTTTACCATCATCCAGATTCTGAATGTAAAAATATCTGGATGCGAAATATAAAATATCTTCAGAACATCTAACAACTTCATTAATCATTTCCTGACTATATTCATAAGCTTCACCTTCAGCTCGTAATTGTTTATTCCCATCAAACATTTTTCTTCTCCATTGGTTCAAATCCCCAGCCAAGTTCAGCCCAAGTTTTTCCAATCATTGTTTTGTTTAATTTTGAATCATGGTTAACTGAAAACGAATTTACTTTATTGTTATTTTTGGCTAAACATCTGTCTCGTATAGTTATAAAACCGTTTCCTAATTTTGTTGCTGCCGCTTCCAAAGAGTCAAATTTCCCCCAAGGAGTTACCCAATATCCTTTGAACGAATTACTTTCTGTTCCTTTTTTCTTACCTTTTAATGATTCTGAAACTCGTTTACATGTTTCCTCTGACCGTTTCATTCCACGATGTTTCTCAGCCATTTTTCTTATCTTTTCTGGATTTTTATTAATTTTATCTTGCCACGGATGCGACTTCCCTTTCTGTCGTTCCGAAATACGTTTTCTATATTCAGGATCCGCCATCATTTCTTTGCGAACTTCTGAATTTTTCAATGCTTCCGACAATCGTTTCTTTGTTTCGTCCGACATGGTTCCAACATTTCCACCAGTCCGCAAATTATAGTTATCGTCTCTATTTACAAACTCTTCATTTACTAATTCATATTCTTTCGCATTAGCTTCTTCAAGAGTATCAAATTCGAATAGTATTTCCCTCTTAAAGTTTTCGCGGCCATATTTATTAACCGCGTCTGTAAAAGCCCAACCAGTTCCTATATATTTGTCAGTCTCAATATTTTCTGATTTGTGTAAGCCAATATAAATCTTTCCATTTATTAAGTTTGTTGTTTTGTATATATAATATTTCATGCGTTCAACCTTTATAGTATTTCTTATATATAGTGGAGGTCAGCCCGAAATCGATCAGGACTGCTTCATTTTCATAGATTCCCCAGCTTGAAATTCGTATAAGGTCGCCAACGGACAGGTCATAATCTCGAATCAATCCACACAGAGTTCCGACGAATTCATTTTCATTTATTATTTTTTCTTTATAGTAGTCGTGTTTGATATTATATTTTTTCTTATCTTTTTCATATTTAAGATAGGTATGTAAGTCGCACATTTTGATATTTGTGAATTGTTCAAACATTGGTAAATCTATCATTGATGCTTTTTTGAACACGTTATAGATGCCATTCCCTGATTTTACAAGAGTTGCGACGTTGTGGGTGTTTGATTCTGAGATGATGGATTCGATGAGATTTTGTTCGAACCCTTTTTCATTCTTTGCCACTTTGATCACGTTTTCACCAAGCACGAACACGACTCTTGCGGAACCATGGGCTAGAGTTTCGAGACGGGATTTACAATAATGGATTCTGCCGGGGTAACTTGTTTTTGTTTCTAACTCGGCTAGACTGAATGGTGAGATTTTGTTAATGTATTCATAGACATTCATTTAATCTTCGTTTTCAGGACTTCTTCAATTTCTTTTTTAGATTTTTCGACAATATCAGTTTCATACAATCTGGAAAACCATTCTCTTGTGACGACGTTTTGCCTGTCTTCTAGGTGGAACAAGATTTCGTCAGAGTCTTTGTTTTCAAGAATGATGAGGAATTTTTCGAACCATGATTTTTGTTGTTTCTTTATCACGGTTTCTGGTAATGAGCCGTAGAAGCCTTTTGTGTAATACTTATCAAACACTTGTTCAAAAATATCAAGTTTGGTTTGCCGGATGGACGCTTGGTAATATTCTCTAAATCTCATATTAATATTTATTACCCTTCAACCGAGACATATTTTTTTCTGCCGTCAATCAACTCACTGTATAGGTAATTTTCTGGAGGTGCGGCAGAGATATCCATTCCTGATGTTGAGTATGTTTCTTTATTAATTGTATCGTTATTATAGAAATAGTTTGTATGAATGAATTTGATAATATAGTCTTTAGAAACTGGACGATATAGATAACCATGGACTGTGAAATTTAGGTTTGAGTTGATGTAACGATGGTCTTCTTCACCCATTTCTTGAGGATAGTCTAATGGAACATCTCCGGAATGAATCACTTTTAGATTTCGTTCGATGTTGAGGAAATTGAATTCTTTCACTCTGAGTTGAAGTGAAGGATTGAAGCCAGGGAGGATGTTTTCAATGATCTGAGAAAAATCTGAGATTGATTCTGTTTTGATTTGGACCGTGAAATTGAAATTGTATGGAGTTGGTTGAACATCGGACCAAAAATCATCAGCCGCAGACAGAAGGATTGGATCGTAAAATTGCCTGAGTTCATTCACACCGGTAGCTCGGTCAGAATCATATGAAAGTGAAGTGAGTTCGACTTGGATGCTTGGAAGTGTTGGATAATATTTCTTCCCGGATTCTCTCTGTGCTTGGAATAGATAATATTTTTCAGCAGGGCCAAATTTCACAGGAACATCTATAACTTTGATGATGGTTCCTGTTTTATCTTTTCTATAAACTTTGATAGCATTGAACATATCTAAAAATGCGATTGTGACATTTCTAGTTTCGTCTTTGAAGTAATATTCTTGAAGCATTAAATGTCCTCTAAAATCTTTCTAAGCTGCGAACGAATGTGACGAAGCTTTACTATTTGTGATTCGTATTTTTCAAGGTCAGAAATGTTAATACTTGAGAATTCGGATGTTATAAATTCTCCAAGCTTGTTATAATCTGTATCAATCTCAGATTTTAATTCCTCTATGAAAGAATCGTCACGTGAAAAGGAAGACTCAAGGAAATAAAGAACTGATTTTATATTCATATTAGTATTTATGCGACTAACAATTCATTAAAACATATTAAGAATGTTTAATAGAATAGCGTTAGACATCAACTAAAGCCTGTCACTCCACCAATCATTTCCTGGGTCATTGGGAGGGCATTCGGTCACTTCTGGTTCATACAAAACATTAACCTTCTCTTCATCAATCACATCATTCAATCCATAAATGTCGACCCCGTCAATACCAGATGCCGATGTTGTAATATAATCCCCAGCAGAAATTATCTCAGACCCAAATAGATACCCATTATTCTTCATTTCAATCAGATGTAATGTCCATGTATGTTTTCCTTGAAGGAATATTTCATCTTCTTGTTTGACCATGTTGATTGAATAGAATTTGTCATTATATCTAGCATACACGAAATCACCAATCTTCGGTTCATAACTAGGATATGTTGCCGAATTTCCAAAAGAATCATATTTAGATGCTTCAGCAAAATGGAGCATGTTGATATAGATTGGGAAATTATCAATTACAACAGTACCAAGAGAAGAATATGTTTTCTCTTCTTTCGGCAATTCATAGTGAGCATTATAATCAAAAGCTCTTGTTATTGTTCTAGCATTATCTTCACCATACAAAGTATCCGCCGAAATTGAAGTAACATAATATCTCATTGGAACTGCTGCGTGATTGTATGCTTCCATTTCTAACACATCATACAATTCCCTCTCATTATCATACGCAGAAGTACATTTGACGAAGAAATTGTTTGGTAATGCGCTCCATTCATCGTAATTCATGCTTTGATGTTCTTCCTATCAGATTCAAAATCAACTTCAATCTCGTTCAATTGGGAATTCTGTCTAGCGTCCGAGATCATTTTTTCAAGATCATTCGAATTCAGCACGTAGGAATTGTTCACTGTGACTGGACCATTGAACGAATTCTTGTTGACTCCTGTTTCTGTTTCTCTAACAACCATTCTTCTTTCAGCAATCGCGACATCAACAACATCTCTATTCAACTGTCTCAATTCTCTAAGAGCATTATGAATAGCATTACAAATCAATGTATACACTTCAAACATTGACGCTTTCGTTCCTTGTTTCATTAATTCATCTTCTAATCTAGCTTTAATGTTTTGATTTGATGCTATTAATGATTTAAGCTCAAATTCAATATATTCTTTATCTTCCATTCGATACGCTTTTGTTCTGACTTTTTCATTAGTCTTCTCAAGCGCAGTTATCTCTTCATTAATCTTTTCAATTTCAAGATTAGCTGATGCCATTTCTGATTCAAACGATGTATTTAATGCTTTTGAAATTGGGTCTGTCATAAAAGTCCTCTAAAACTATTTACTGTTCATCATTTGAGAAAAAACAAAATTCTGTACATATTCAGAAAAATCAATGTCTTTATTATATAGTCCTGGAGCATTATCTTTAATTGCCTGTTCTTTTATTTTTTCATATTCAATATTTATTCGGTCTTGAAATTCTTCCTTCATGTGATTTTCATGCCATTTATGAAGAACGTGATGATTTGTTGCTATTGAAGAAATTTGAATATTGTAAAACATTGCAATCAAACCAACAACATCATCTTCTCCACCATATCTACCATCAAACGAACTTGAAAATATTCTTCTATTCCCAGTTATCTTTTCATTAATGTTTGAAATGATATTAGCCGAGGATGGTGTAATTCCAAGACAACAAGAAATCGTCAATAGACCATTCTTAGCGAAAAATAAATTCGTTATATCCAAATTTTTATCATCATTAAATATAAGTCCTTTTACCCAAGGAATAATTACTCTTCTATCTTCATCAATATGGCCATTATTATCTTCTAATCTTCTACTTCCAATTACTATGCCATTTTTGTTTCTTTCAAATTCCAAAGCAAACTGATGAAATAAATCAGGAGAAGGAATACAATCACCATCAAGAAAAATTACAGGGAGATTATTAAATGTTGAATATGCCAAATCTCTACAATACCCAGCCATAAAATCCGAGCCATTTTCATTTTTAATTATAGTTGTGTTATACTTGTTGGAAAAATCATTTATCATATTTTCAGAATCGTCAGTACATCTATCAAGAACAAATATAAAATTGTTTGGTTTGATAGATTGTGAGGAATACGAATCTAACAATTGAGCTAGATTCTTCTCCTGATTATGTATTAATGTTATTGTGTTAAAATCCATATTATCCAGGTATTGATTTGAAAACATACCAATATGTTCCATCATATACAAATATCATGTTCATTAATAATTGAATTTCATTAACCGTGCCGTGTGCTTGAGATGTAGTATTATTATTTGTAATTATAATTGATTTACCATGTCCATTAACATTACATGTATTTGGATTTCCCGAACTCCCACCATTAGTACCCATTATCATAAAAGAACATCCTGCTGTTGGAGATGCTGGTAAATAAATTGTACCTGTAGCTGTTGTTGATTGAGTCTTTGGTATAACATAATAATATTTACCCTGTTCAAGAGTATAATCATAACTTGGAATCGTGAATACTCCCATCCTAGCTGCTGGAAGATTTACATTTCTAGTTATATCAATATTACTTGTTGATAATTTTCCAATTGTCACAGGAGTATCTACATAAGAACCTGCGTTATACGAATCAATTTCAAATTTTCCAGAGCTTCCAGTTCTCCCATTAATTCTAAAATCATCATTTCCCGAATTAAATACAATTGTACTTCCCATAGTACCACGTAGAACTAATGCACTGCTAAGATTTGAACCTCCACCGAGTAAAAGAGACGAACTTCCGCCACCATTTATTATACTAAAATCTGTTCCATCATATCCAACCTTCGGGCCATCAGACGTAAATTTGAGATACGCTGTTTCTGAATTAATTGCTCCTTTTAATAATGCTGTACTTTCATGATCTATGTCTCCAATCCAAAGATCGTTACCTATTAGTAAATTTTCTCCCGAACCATCATTTGTAATGTATAATTTTGCAAAACTTGGACTTGCTGAAGTGTTTAAATTCTGGTTGACCAAATCAAGTTTTGATTGATTTAAGTGTGTATGAGTGTTTGCATAAGCAGTATTCCAGTTGGATATATCTGAATCGGTTAAATTGACAGAATCCCATACGGTGTGCCATTCGCCCCAAACGCCAGTGTCTTGCGATCTAACCTGGATTTGGCCGGTAACATTTGCTACAGCTACCTGCGAGTCCCACCCCACGGTGGTATCCCAGCCAAGATGGAGGATCGCGGAATCGCCCTGTGGAGGCTTGTGTGCCGACATAGAATTGGTTGCCACGAATGACCGCACTCCACCATTACCATCTTGCGCGAGGTTACAGTCGGTAGGACGCGAGGAGTACCAGTTGTACAGCTCTTTGACACCAGAGGCCGTGATGTAGCCAGGGCCATTCGTAAGCTGGTTGAGATTGGTGAGATTAGATGTATCCCAAAGAGTGACTATTGGCCCCGTGTGACGGTTGTACTTAAACACAGAGGATTCGGGAGAATAGTACAAAAGGGCGGCGTTCCCTCCGACATTACGAAACCCGACGCCAGCGGCATAAGTATTACCACTAGTAGCGACTCGACCGGTAATAAGACCGGCTTGTAAATATGCGGTATTTGCCGAAGTGGAGGGCAGCGTGTCCGCTCGGGCCTCCAGATGATTTCCATTGGCAAGCGTGAGCGATCCAACGCCGGTGTCCCCTGCCTTGTTGACAGGAGTGTACCCAAGAGAAAGTTGTTTCGTGTTTAACTGTGTCTGAATATTTGCTGAGGTTCCATCAAGGTAACCAATTTCTGTATTTGAAACATTGCCAACCGTCAGTCCTGAGAATGTTGGACTTGCTGAAGTGTTTAAACTCTGGTTGACCAAATCAAGAGTTGATTTGTTTGAGTGGGTATGAGTGTTCGCCGCTGCGGTTTCCCAATCTGCTGAGTTTGAATTAACAGTTGTGTAATTTGATGACCATTGACCAATTTGAGTATCTGAGACAAATCTGTCGGTTGAAGAATCTTGAATTTTTGATACTGGGATTGTTGGAATGTCTCCAGATGTCAAAGTTATGCCTGCTATTACTCTTCCATAAGCATCAGTTGTTACTTTTGTATATGTTCCAGATGTTCCGGTTGTTGATAAAGATAATGTTCTGTTTGTTGAAAGATCGCCGCCGCCCGTCAAACCCGTTCCGGCAGTAATCGTGATTGTTTTTAATGCTTTTTGAGAATCGAGTGCTGAAATGGTGTTGAACTGTGTCTGAATGTTTGCTGAAACTGTGTCAAGATATCCAATTTCCGTATTTGAGACATTACCAACCGTCAGTCCTGCGAATGTTGGACTTGCTGAAGTGTTTAGACTCTGGTTGACCAAATCAAGAGTTGATTTATTTGAGTGAGTGTGACTGTTCGCTGCTGCGGTTTCCCAATCTGCTGAGTTTGAGTTAACCGTTGTATAAGCAGTATTCCAGTTTTGATATGGAGATGTTCTCGCGGAAAGATTGTTAAACTGTGTCTGAATATTAGCCGAAACATTATCAAGATATTCAAATTCTTGATTTGAAATGTTTCCAGAACCAATTTTTGTCGCTGGAATCTGAGGAACATCTGCGGATATTAAATTTCTTGCTGATGTTATATGCCCTGTTGAGTTTGTCACAATGTTTGAATATGTTCCTGCAATTCCTACAGTTTGATGAGATATTGTTCTATTTGTATTTAAGTCTCCGCCTCCAGACAACATTTCTCCGGCGGTTATTGTGATTGTCTTCAAAGCTTTCTGAGAAGCAATGGCAGAAATGTTGTTGAATTGGGCCTGAATGTTTGCTGAAACTGTGTCAAGATATTCAAACTCTTGATTTGAAATATTGCCAGAACCAATTTTAGTTGCTGGTATTTGAGGAATGTCTGCTGAAGTTTGGGGACGGCCAGAAATTACACGTCCATAAGTATCAGTTTGCACAATGTCATAATTTCCAGACGTACCAAATGGAGAAAGTGATATTGTTCTATCAGCAGTTAATGTACCTCCTCCAGTTAATCCAACCCCTGTATTAACTGTTCGGCTAGTTGGAACTTTTTCACTATCAAGTTCATTTATAGCATTTTGAACATTTGCAGCAGTTATATTTCCAGAAGGAGTATTTGTAATTTGCTTTGCATTATAATCTCCATCAATCGGAACAATCGCTCCTAGACGGCCATTCCAAGTTGATATTGCGTCAGTATTATCTATTTTATCCCAATATATGCCATCCGACACAATCCAATCACCAACATGCCATTTGATACCTGTTGGGAATAACGATGCTGATGTATTAGGATTTAGACCATTTGGAATCGTAGTTCCTGAAACTGTTACAATATAAAAATTACCTGAAACCGAACTTGGTACTGGCAATACTGGACTGTTTGTATTTGCGTTCCAAGTACCCGCATATCTTAATTGCCCAAGAATAAAATCTGGAACAGAACTTGTATATATTTTTGAATTTGAATCAAGAGCAGCATATCCAAGCGAGTTACCTTTCTCAGAACGTGCTTGATATGCTGTTAAATTTGTTGTATTTGTTTTTGAGTTTAGCTGAGTTTGTATGTTAGCCGAGACAGTATCTAAATATTCAAATTCTTGATTTGAAATATTACCTGAACCTATTTTTGTAGCAGGAATTTGAGGAATATCTGCGGAAGTTTGAGCACGGCCAGACACGACTCTTCCATAAGCATCAGTTTGAACAATGTCATAATTTCCAGATGTTCCAAATTGAGAAAGTGATACTATTGGAGATGCCGACAAAAAAGAATTTGAAATTACTATTCCTGTTCCTTGTTGTATGGTTGCGTTTTTAGCCAATTTTGAATCAATCTGATTTTGAATATTTGAAGTAGTGCCATTAAGAAATTGAAACTCATTATTATCAACCGAGCCATCTGCAATTTTAGTTGTGTCTATCCCAGAAGGCATATCTACAGCAATCAAATTTCTTGCAGATGTTATATGCCCTGTTGAGTTTGTCACAATGTTTGAATATGTTCCAGAAGTTCCTACAGTTTGATGAGATAATGTTCTGTTTGTGCTTAAATCTCCGCCGCCCGTCAAACCCGTTCCGGCAGTAATCGTGATTGTTTTTAATGCTTTTTGAGAATCGAGTGCTGAAATGTTGTTTAACTGAGTCTGAATGTTGGCAGAAGTGCCATTAATATATTCTAAAGTAACAATAGAAACATCACTTTCTCCAATATTCTTATTAGCATCAGATATAAGAACTAAATTTCCAGAATATTGTGAATTATAAAAAGTATTTGCTGATATTCCCAATCCGGATAAATTACCAGTTAATGTTCCTCCAGAAATCGGAAGAAATCCTACAAGACTATCTTTTATATTTGCTGAAATATTTGTAAATTGATTCTGAATATTAGCAGATACTCCATTAAGGTATTCAAATTCAGTATTATCAATTATTCCAGAACCAATTCTAGTAATAGGTAATTGCGGAATGTCTCCAGATGTCAGAGTTGTTCCTGTTGTTACTCTTCCATACGTATCAACATTAACTTTTGTATATATTCCTCCAGATAAAATATTTTGCAAAGATATCGTTGGAGATGCTGAAATATATCCCCCGCCTGTCAATCCATTACCAGCACTAACAATCCAATTCCCTGGTAATGTAGCATTTTTCAAAACGTTTATTTGCTCTTGTACATCAGCACTGACAGCCGAAATGTATGAAAAATTTGTTTGAGATAAATGATAATATTCCGATAATGCCGCTTTTCCACCTTGAAGATTGGTTAAATTGTTATGATTTGTTATTCCACCACCTGTAGAAGAATTTACCGCGAATGGTGATTCTATAATACCTGAAGAAGCTCCGTATTGAAGTATAATGCGGCCAACATATAAGCAATGATTCAACACTACATTCGGAACTGTTGGAAATGCTTCTAGTTTTGCGGCATCTAATGTATTGTATTGATCAGTTCCATAAACCATCAATATTTCTTTTTCATCTCCAATAGCTCTAAACATCCATCTTACCAAATATTTGTTTGTTCCCGCAGAAACTAAATTAGTACCATTATCATATCTCGTATTATCATAAGTTCCGGATGTTAAGTTAAATGTCCAAATTCCTGATGTGTGATGTACTTCTGTTAAATTATCAATGTTTGAATTATAATAAGAAATATTGTATGGAGTAACACCGGCATAAACAACCGCCGACGTTACCAAAACATGGCGCGTCCCATCTTCTAATAAACTCAATCCTCCTTCAAGACTTCTTTTAAATGGCTCTGTAGAAATTAATGCTATATCAACTTTGTTTGCTAGCCCAATACCTTTATTATGGAAACTCATCCCGTGAATAGTTCCATTAATATTCCAGAAAAGATAACAAGCTACAACATTTGATTGATTTATGGTACTCTTATCTGAAGTTACAGACAATATCGGGGAACCATTATTCCAAGTCGCGACAACATATTGATTTATGCCACCTGAAGTAATGTTTAATGTTGTTTCTGGTACAATTTTTCTATGTATGACTCCTTGGAATGATGAATTATCAAATATGTTAATTTCAAATGAAGGAATATAAACTGAATTAGTTAATCGGGTTTCTTGTGGCAGATTTATAGCGCCTGTTGATATAGGAGTAACTGGTCTTTTAATACCATATTCATCAACAATATATGCTACGTTATCTGTACTGAAGTTAAGATTAGTAAATCCAATGTCAGAAGACGCCGAAGTGTCTTTTCTTTTTAACGATAAACTACCATTCTTAAATCCAGCCATTAACATAATCTCCAAAAGGACGCCCGAAGGCCATTATAGGAGTATTTATAGGAATTAAATACTAATTTTTATAAGAATCTAATAAATTATTTTCCAATAACTCTAATTCATTATCCGGTATGTGTTTATCGAATACTATCAATTCCGAAACAATTGCGTTAATTCCTGTATTATAAGTGCTGGGAGATGTTTTTGCTCCAAATGAAAAATATCCGTTCTGAGACAAATCAATTGGATGAGCAGCACGGGATGCTATATACGAAACTGTATTTTTTGAATATTTATTACCATTGACTTTTGTAGTTATTGTTGTAAAATCATCTTGAACTGATACAATATTGGTTTGCTGATTTATAGCAATAGGCCCGCTTGTAGTTGAATTTGTTATCAAAACCGTTCCATCATTTGAAACAATATGCGCTTTAATTTTTGTTAAATCCGTAGAAACTACCATAGGGGCATATATTGTTGATGGTGTTCCTGCTGACATTTCACACCAAAGAGTTGTCTGTTGTGCTTGGGCACTTAATGATTTAAACGCCGCGATTGATGTAGTTGCTGATGTGTAAGCTGACACTCCACTTGTTCCGAAATATCCTTTAGTTCCATCAAATAGCGCACCAAGAATATTACCATTATAAATTAAGTTTCCTCCATTCGATCCAATATATGCTCTTCTTGATAACTGTGTTGCGCTGACGTGAGCAGAATTCGGAGATTGGTCATACCATGTTCTAACATATCCACTTGTAGATGTTGCTGATAAGAAATTGTTAATTGCTGATAAATCAACAATTCCCGTATTGTCAGCATAGATATCTAAATTTGCCCCATCTGTGCGATAAATATTCAACAACGGCCCATTATAAGCAGATGTTAATTTTCTAACAGATAATGCTCTATATGGTTTTGATGAAATATTATCTAATGGATAAACTACTATTGGTTTATCACTTATTACATTTCCAGAAGCCGTCCCGAATTCATTTGTAGATGTCACATTTGCGGACAATATTGTATTTATAGTAGCACTAACTAATAACGAATTCGCGGACGTTTTGATTGTTTGCCATCCATATTCTGGTTTATATATATTGAAATTATAAGCACTTAAAGGATAGTTTGCGTCATCCCATCCAAATCTAATCTTCCCAGTTGATGTTTTTGTTGCTGAAATTCCATTAATAGGATATGGAATATTTTCTTCATATGAATAAAGAGAATTTGAAGCAGATATTCCTTTTATATATTCATATTCAATTGCGGTTGGCCGTGCAGATGCTAATGGTGCATAAACATCGTCTTTATATGTTCCGGGGTCGTACCAAGGAACAAATATATGAGCATAACTTAAAAATTCAAACGCTGTATAATTCCATCCCCATTCTTCAAATATTTCTATACATTCTTTAACCCATTGAGCCGCATTTTGTGCCCAACGAACAACGCCAAATTCGCCAACATAAATTGGAACATTGTGAGCCAATTGAAAATCTCTAACTGGCTGTAGAAATTCCTTCATAGTTGTTTTATTAACATATTTTCTATATTGAGAATCATAATATCCTGGGTAGTAATCCGCAGAAACTCCCCAATCGGATACTGTATATCTTCCTGTGAAATAATTATGAAGTTCATAAACTGCCGGATATTTAGATGGTTTAATAGAAGTAAAACCAAATGCGTTTGATAGTCTAGTACAAGTTAATGAAAATCTCGCAGTTGGATCAATTTTTAGAATTTCCCTACAGCACAATTCTTGATATTCATTAACAGACATATCAAATCTTGTGTCTTGATATTCCGCAGAAATTCCAATTGTGTTTTGATTTGTTGCGGGTTCGTTAATAATTCCATAAGCAAAAATTGCGGGGTGTCCTTTAATTGCAGATGCAACTCTTCGCCACATTTCAATATTTTTTTCTCTTATATCAGAATCAATTAAAAATTTACCCTTTCCATTAATAGTATCAAAACCAAAACGAACGTGCATATCAATTATTACTTTTATCTTATTCTGAGCACAATAAGACAATACTTTTTTTAATTGATCTATTTTAACATTTAGCCACTCTTGTGCTTTTTCCCAATCATAATAATCAAACTGAACAGAATCTCTATTAAGCGGAACAATTTGCCATCGTATAACATTTAAATTATAATTATCTTTAAGCATTTTAAATTGAGACAAATCAACATCAAATCCTGACAATCCTATAACATTTGATATATTTCCACCACGCGCAACATTCCCAAAATAATTTGTAACCGGAGTTAATGTATTATCAACAACATATTGATTTTTTTTAGTTGCATATATCATTTGAACATTTTTTATTAAAGCTGTTCCACCCGATGTTATACCAATCTGGATATAATCATATTGAACGCCTTCTGGGAAATAATAAACCGCGTTATTATAAAAATCTGTAAATTCTCCGCTCGTAGCTGACTTGATATAACCATAAGAAGTTGCTGATGTTGTATAGAATTTATGGTCAATACTTAATGGTGTAGTTCCTGATGTGATTTTATAATTAGCATATAAATTTAACAAACACCCAGAAAATTTAGAAATATCAAAATATATATTACAATACCTTGTAGATGATGTTGGATTTGTTGCAGATATACACCAAGCAGAAACTTCGGAAACATAAACTTTTGAAAAATATGGATAATTTTGTATAGCGGATGTTGGTAAATTTTTAAT